GATATTTGGAGTGATGAGATTATTGCGGCATACAAGAAAAACCTTACGATGGCTAACCTCGTGATGAAGATGAACTTCAAGGGTAAAAAGGGTGATGTGATTCACATTCCCGCACCTACCCGTGGCAGTGCATCATTGAAAGTTTCAGAAGCCGCAGTCACGTTGATTGCTGCAACTGAACTTGAAGTACAAGTGTCCATCAATCGTCACTTTGAATACAGCCGTTTGATTGAAGACATCACAGAAGCCCAAGCATTGAACTCTTTGCGTAACATCTACACCAATTGACATACCAAGAACCATGTCGCCCAAAGCTACGCCTGAAACAGTCACTGTGTCTGTAGCTGTAGCAGTGGTAGCAACTGATGCGCTATTCAAAGTACAAGTTACATCCCAAGTATCTGTAAACAGACCACGAAATTGATCGTTTCCACGGCGGGAAACTACTGCTGTTGCTGCTGCCATTTTGATTTCTCCTAATAGGTTAAAAAAGTCCCCCCACCACTAGGGCAGGGGGCGCAACTGCAATTAGGCTGGAACCAAAAGAGCAAACAAAGATGCAGACTTAGCCGCACCAACAGAAGCTGCATTACGCAAAGCTGCAACACCATACAGAGTGTCACTTGTGAACAAAGTCGCCAAGTAATCCTGTTTGTATTGAACTTGTGAACGGATGCCAATTTGCTCAACCAGAACCATAGAATCCTTATGACCCATCAAGCAAACACGAGCCGCTGCACTGCCAGAAGCAGTATCAGCATTGCTAGTAGTAAACACGGGGATACCATAAAGGTTACCAATTTCACCATTGCGGATAGCATTGCCATCACCCACAAATGCTTGCTCAGTGTAACGAGCCAAGCCCATCAGCGTGTTACGGCTTGATGGAGGAATGATGAAGAAACGCTGATCCATTGGGGTGTCATTGTCGTCAAGACGCTGAATAGTGCGGCGAATAGCGGCATCGGTTAAAGCAGACTCATTGTTGCTTGCGGCAACATAAGCTGTAGTTCCGTCACCACCAATGAAAGCACCAGTTGCATAAGCATTAGTGCCAGCACCACCATTTGAAGAACGACCCAACTGAATCAGGTCAGTGTCAACTGCTTTTGCCAAAGAATAACCAGCATCAGAAGTGTAGAAGTTACGCAAAGAGTTCAATGCTTGGGCTTCTGTGATGTCTTCAATCAAACGGCTGTATTCAAAATGACGATTGATGGACACTTGTACTTCAAGTTCAGTTGCAGCAATCAAAGTGACTGCGGCTTCTGAAACTTTCAATGATGCACTGCCACGGGTAGGTGCGGGAATGTGAATCACATCACCCTTTTTACCCTTGAAGTTCATCTTCATCACGAGGTTAGCCATCGTGAGGTTTTTCTTGTATGCCGCAATAATCTCATCACTCCAAATATCTGGAAGGAAGGTTGCGGCTGTAGTGTTCGTTACACTATTTGCGGGGGAAAATGCTGTTGCCATGATGTATCTCCAAAATCAAAAGTTAAGTTATTTGACCCTACCTTCTTGATAAGCCGTAAGAATTTCATCATTCAATGCGTCATATCTAGCAGGGTCTTGCATTTTTAGTCGAATCAGGTCAGCCCTTCGATAGACTCTCTTTCCAGACTCCCCACTTCCACCTACATCAACACTTGCTGCTTTAAGGTTGGACTTGCGCTGAGTTTCCCCTGCATCTGTAGTCTGTTTAGCCTTAACACCACGCAATTGCTTATAGGTACTTAGCAATTCATTTGCACTGTCATAATCAAATTCACCATCAGCTTTTGCATACAAACCAAGGCGAATAGGTGAAGATTTCACCCAATTCACAAAGTCTGTATCTTGAGCAATCTGACCGAAATCAGGATGCTCTGCCGCCAGCTTTTGCTGAATCTGCATCTTTTTGAACTCTTGACCAGCTTGTCTAGCCGCAAGTACATCGGGATGGTTATCAACAGTCTTACGAACTGCCGCCTGTGGATTCTCGAAAAAATCTACTTCTGGCTCTTCCTCAATAGGTTGTTGTTTAGAGGAGAGGTTTTGCTTTATAAGTTCATCTGCCAGCTTTCGCACTTCCCCAACTTCCTGCGCTTGCTTTCCAATCAGCTTCTCAGCTTCTTGGTGCATTTTGACCACTTCTTCCAAAGATTTCTGCCTGTATTTCTCAGGCATCTCGGACAAGGGTGCTACTTCAGGTAGTTGCTTCTTTTGCTCAACTGCGTCTAACTCACTTAGCGACTCATCTTCATTGTCAATCAACATATTTTTACCCTTTTCCTGCCGTTATCGGTTCTAGGACATTCAACTCGGCATTTCTGCTTATGAGTTGTGCTTTTGCTCCCACTTCAGTTGATCTAGGTGTTTTTTCTCGAACCTTCCATGCTCTGATGGAAAAGAACCAGACCACCCTTCTAACTTGAAGTTTGGAGCAGATAGAGTACGGTTGGCTGTTTCTCCGCACTCACATCGAAAACTTGTTGTCTCATAATCAACAAGTCTTTCAGTTTTATGCCCATTTTCACAGGCAAAATCAAACATTCTTTTCATTCAATTCCTCATACGCTCGTTCGCTGACCTCTTTCAAGGTTTTCAGCCAAGTCAAGATGGAAAGTTCACCTTTTTTGAACATTAAGGTCTTTTCATCAGGAATAACGCTTATATTATTGAGTGACTCTATCATATTGTCAATATCAATAATTAAATCCTTCCAACCCTCCATCCCCATCATCTCAAAGCGGGATTCGTAATACTTTTGTAGTTCTGGAGTCATGGGGTTGTGCTTTGAGTTGTTGTTTGCTGTGCCGCTTGTGCTTCAGCCAATGCCTGTGCATCAGCAAGTGCCTTAGCTTCCGCTTCAGCTTGCTGTGCCGCTACTGCCGCATCATGGATTGCTTGTTCTTCAGCGGTGTACTCAACGATTGAGGTCACGCCTGTCTCTACATTTACTACGATTCTGTGTGTCATTTTTTATCCTTCATACATGATGTTTACACTACCGGCATCAAATGTATTTGTGCCACCCACAGTGGTAATACGAACACGATCTAAAACTCCAGATAGTGTTTTACTACCGCCACTTGAGGTAGTTGTTGCAGAATCTGATCCTCCAAAAACTCCGGAAGCTACCCACAAATATGATGATGAATTAAGTAAAGATAGCGTTATCAAGCCGTTTGTAATGTATGCGGCACTTTGCGTTCCGTTATTGATTCCAAAACCAGTTGTGTAGTTAAGACCTACATTGGTAGACGCGGTTACAAATCTTAAAGAAGCGCCAAGGTATCCGGTTGCATCAACTGAACCAGCGCCGATTTGCACTAAATAATCAGAAGTACCGTTTGTACTCACGGTACTAAACATCACAGTAATGCGCTTCACCCAACTCGGTATACCTGTGAAGTCAATGCTTGTACCCGATGTAGAGGCAACCGCAGTGCCAGAGGTAATCCCCAGTACCGCACCTGAGTTGATCGTGACGCTTGCTGATCCATCAATTGTTACTGCCATGATTTAGCCCTCGTACATTATGTTGATTGAACCAGCAGAAAATGTATCTGTTCCATTTGTGGTTGTAATACGAACACGATCTAATACGCCTGAAAGAGTAACAGCCCCCGCAGTCAAGTATTGATTTGGCTCTGAACTAGAAAATAAAACTCCATCAGCAACATACCCAAATGTGGTATTCATAAGTTTTATGGCAATTGACCCATTTTTTGCACCGCCTGATGCCCCAGAATTTATAAGGAATCCAGCCGTTGAAGTTGCTGGAACGCCTGTGCTACTTCCTAATCTATTGCCGCCACCCACATATCCACTACTTGTTACAGAACCACTGCCAATTTGAATTAAATAACCAACAGTTCCACTTGTGCCAACACCATTAAAAATCACAGTAATTTTCTTTACCCATGCAGGCAAAGATGTAAAGTTAATGCTTGTACCTGATGTAGACGCAACAGCAGTACCCTGAGCAATCCTCTGCATCTGCGCCCGTGACGCATTGCTATCAGTGCCAAAGAATTGACCGTTGTATTCAAGGTTACCTGATGCTGGCGTACCAATCAGCGTGTCAGAAGTTAAAGCAAGTATTGACATGATTAAGGCTTTAGGTTTTTAAGTTGGTCAGTTGTTGTGCATGAATCAGCCAACTTAGTGATGTCACGCAGTCTTTGCTTTTCAACCACAATTGCAGTGGTGTCTGCGCTTATCTCCAATGCTCTTTGAAATGCTACATCTTGTGCCGCTAATAAAGGCTCACGTTCAGTGCGTAAACGACTTTTGGTTATCTCTTTGGCTTTGTCAATATTGATGGTAATCACTCTGAATACTCCCATGCGTTGCGGAATGTGCGGTCTGTTGGAATGTCAGCAACATCAACAATCTTGAATGGCTTGCCTTCAGGAACATCCTTGGCGGCAATTTCTTCAATGGTTAAACCGCACTCAGCGGCTGGAATGATGACTGCAACACCGCCATCGTCTGTTGGGTAAATGATTCTTGAGTTCATGGTTGTCCTTTATCTAAAAACTGCAACATTCATATTTGGTGTATCGTATGGAGTGTTTGTGCCAATCACTTGCTGAACACGAACACTACCTACAAGTTTGTTTGTTGCAGGGTCACGAATGTTTGCATACCCATCAATACTTGAGCCAACATTTCCTGTACCCGATACAAGAGAACAGTAATTAACATCAGGCATATCTACATCAATGTTAACTGTATAGTCCCCTGTACCATTATCAGTAATACTCGACACATTACCACTTCCACGAATAGCTACAGTGCCTGTGCCGTTAAAGTTTACCCAAGCACGACAGCCATAAGCGGTAGCAACAGAACCATAGCCTGAGTTAAATTGAATATTGGCAGAGGCATCTGAAATAATTGCAGTACCAGTAGAGGCTGGCAGGGTAATTGTATTTGTACCCGCAACAGCAGGGGCGGCAATCGTTACCTGTCCTGATGTGTCTCCTGTTAAAACAAGTGAAGCCATTTCAATCCTTTAAAGAACTACCCAACGACTACCGCTGGAAACTGTGACTGATTGACCCGATGCAATCGTTATAGTACCAACTGACATAGCCGAATTTCCAGATGCAATTGTGTAACTTGTTGCTACTGTTTTGCTGTTTACCACAATGCCATTGCTTGCCACTAATGTAGTTGATTGCAACTCACCCGTGCTAGGTTTATACAGCAACTTAGCATTGCTTGTAAAAACTGTAGTTGCTGTTCCCGATGTTGCATCTGCAAACAAAGGGAAAACATTGGTTGATGTGCTTGTGTCATTACTAAGCGTTGCCCCACCTGTGCCATTTGTTGCAGAGGTAATACGCCCAAACGCATCAACGGTTAAATTTGTAGCCGTGTAGCTACCCGCAACTACTCCACTGTTATCCAATGCAACAGTACCACTTGTTGTAATCGTTCCACCAGTCAAACCTGTACCAGCAGTCACTGAAGTCACAGTACCCGAGAACTGGTCATTCGATGTAATGGTAAAATTAGGGTAAGTACCAGTAACAGAGGTAGTCCCTGCACCTGTCAATGCAACAGTCTGATCTGGTGCTGAGTTGGTGATCGTGAAATTAGGGTAAGTACCCGAGGTACTAATACCTGTTCCAGCGGTCAAGGCAACAGTTTGGTCTGGTGCAGTATTAGTTATAGTAAAACTTGGATAAGTACCACTCGTTGATATACCTGTGCTTGCAGTCAAACTAACAGTTTGATCTGGCGCAGAGTTAGTGATTGTGAAGTTTGGGTAAGTCCCACTGGTGTTAATACCTGTACCCGCAGTCAAGGCAACAGTTTGGTCTGGTGCTGAATTGGTGATAGTTACAGCACCTGTAGCACCTGAAACAGAAATGCCTGTGCCAGCAACAGCAGAAGTTACACCAGAATTAGTGATTGTGAAGTTGGGATATGTGCCACTTGTACTGATTCCAGTACCAGAAGTTAAAGCAACAGTTTGATCTGGTGCAGTGTTGGTAATAGTCAAAGTTCCAGAGGTAGTGATTGGACTACCAGTGACGCTGATGCCTGTACCAGCCGTAGCCGCCACACTTGTGACTGTGCCAGAACCACTTGCCACTGTAACTGTTACATCATCCCCTGATGTAGTTGCTGTAATGCCTGTACCAACAAAATTGATGCTCTTAACAC